CCAACGTTGTGCCGCGCTCGCGACATCGAGCCGCTTGCGCAGCGTGACTTGCGGCACGAGAATGAATACCACGACCGTCGCGCGTCCCTTCAGTCGTGTGAACTGCGCGCCCGAGCGGGTGCGGCCGATGTTCGGCTTGGCCAGCCCCTTCTTGCTGAGCTTGGCATTGTCTGCGACCAGGAAAGATGGACCGGTCCTACGAAACACGAAGCGCAGGCGCATGCCGGTGCGCCGCTCCCAGCCGCCCGGCGTGATGCGCTGCATGGCGCCGGTCGCGCTTAAGCCCTTCACGCCGGCCGCCGGCGTCGGGATCGCGAGCCACAGCCCGCGGCTCGATTTGATGGTGACGCCGCGATCGAAGGCATCGACGATGTTCGGCGCCTTCGACCAGACGAACGATGCGGCTTCAAGGCTCACGCCGGCCTCCGGATAGGTCTTGCCGCGCCAAGTGTTGGCGAGACGCTGTCCGAGGCCCGCGTCGACCATATCGGCCCGAAGATCTGATTTCAGGCCTTCGGTCACGGCTCGCATCGCACGGGTGACCGAGCGCGCCGCATCGCCCTCGGCGTCGCGCAGTCCCTTGGCGAGGTCGTCCGTCTTCAGCGTGAAACGCATGGTCTGGCCGAGTGCCTTGAACTCCGCCGCACGCGAAGCGTTGCTATGAGGCGCCCGACAACTGCTTGGACGAAGCGGCGATTAGCAGGAGAAGCTCATGAAATCGCACTATGCCGGACTTGCGATCAACCTCGCGGTCAGCACCGTCATCATGTATTTGGTGATGTTTTCGATGATCGACGGTCTGCCGGATTTCTATAACAATCTTAATATGTTCTACATGGCGATCATGATGGTCGCTCCCATGGCCATCTTGATGCTCCTGACCATGGGCTCGATGTACCACAACAGGAAGGTCAACATCGCTCTGTACGTGGGCTTCGTCGTTTTGTTCGTTGGAGCGTTCTCATTTACCCGAGCGCAAAGCATCATCGGCGACAAGCAATTCCTGCGATCGATGATCCCACACCACTCCGGCGCAATCCTGATGTGCCGAGAAGCTTCCCTGACCGACCAAGAGATCATTTCGCTATGCAAGAGCATCATCAAGTCGCAGCAAGACGAGATCGAACAAATGAAAAGGATATTCGTGCGCCATTGAGACGGTCCACCCTTCACACCGGCTCCGCCGCTTCGCAGATCCATACCAGCCGGAAGCTATCGATGGTGGGTGCGGCGATGATCTCGAATAAGTCGCCATCGATCTCGACGGTGTCGCCGCTTGCCGGATTGGAAATTTCCGAGCGACGCACGTCGATCAGCATGGTCGGCAAGATCGCGCGGCTGTCGCCGAAACCAACGACTTGGTCCGGCTTCTTTGTAATGACGCGGACGACAATGCTATCGCCCGTTCCACCTGCGCGCCAGATGGCGTCGCGGGCGAGGTTCGGATCACTGAACAGCGCGTCAATGGCCGCAGCGATCGCCGACATCAGAAGCTGCCGTTGAGCCGCACGCGGCCGACCGTCTCGCCGGCACCATTGCCGACGGCATCGGTCGCGACGCCGATCAAGGTGTTTCCGGTCGCGACGCTGGTCGTCTCCTTAATGGTATTGTCCCAATAGATCTTGTCGCCGACCGCCCAGGCTTGCGAGGCAGCCTTCTTGAGATCGAACACGCCGACCAGCGCCGTTTCCACGGTTTCGCCGTTGCCGGCAACGCCCGTGGCAACGCCGAAGATCGAGCCGACCAGGAGGCCGTCGCCGGAAGCGACCGCATAGGGCGCCGTGAGCGTGACGGTGTTGCCGGGCTGAACGTAGTTCTTCATGAGATGAGTCCTTTCCGAAACGACGAAGGGCAGGTGTCGGCCAAGCCGACGATGTATCGATGCGGGCTACGCCCGCGGGGCCGTCTCGTCGGTCCAAGTTCAGGTTCTTTCCGGATCACGCGCCGGCGTTCTTAAAGAGACCCCGCCAGTCGATGGCTTTTGCCCCAAAATCGAGGCGGCACTTGATCTCGACGCCGTCGACATCGAAGCCGTTGCGGGTTTCGATGTAGGCGCCCTCCTGACCCTCCAGATAGGCGTACTCGATGGTGTCGATCTGGGCGGGATTGGCGGCGAGATACCAGGCGGTGAGGCTTGCGGAGTCGAGTCTCGGCTCGGCGATGGGCGTCAGCGTGCGGATCGACTGCGGCACCACGTCGCCGGTCTTGGCGGGAATGAGATTCTGGGCAATCAGCTGCTCGGCCGCAAGCTCCAGCGACGATGGCACGATCAGGAAGGTCGGCCGGATGTTGAGAATCGTCTTCTTGTCGAGGCCGGTCTGCTTGGCCATGGTGGCGCGGCCTTCGCCGACGCTGGTGACATTGAGCGCCGAACCGGAGCCGGCGAGGTTGTTGTGATCGGCATGGAACAGCGCCACGCCGTCGGCCATGGCGGCGTTGACGATGATGATGCTCCAGACCACGTCGCTTTCCAGCGTCGCAATGGCGGTGCCGTACATCGCCGGGATGCGGGTGAAGGCGTCGAGGTCATCGTTGATCAGCACCTGGCGGGTAATGGCGACCACCCGGCCATAGGTCTCGATCCGATAGCTCTCCTTCGACTCCGCGATGGTACCGCGCTTGAACTCGCCGCTCTCGTTGACTTTGAGAAGCTGCGGGGCCTCGCCGATCTGCACCCGGTACATGGCCTTGAAGTCGGTGGCGAGCACCTGCCGGCAGAAAGGAAGGAAGGTGCGCGGGTAGACGTCATAGGCCTTGCGCAGCGTCTTGTTGGTGACAGCCGCGAGCACATTGGGGAAGTCGGAGGTCGAATGCAGCGCGCGGGTTGCGACCTCGTCGCGCGACATGCCCCGGACATTGACGCCGGCCGAGGTCAGGAACTCGCGGGCGAGCTCCAAGAGCGTCATGCCGCGGTATTCGCGCGCGGGCTCGGTGAGCGGGAATTCGGCCGGGCTATAGCGGTGGAGCAGCGAGTCGATGACGGCATCGCGCCGGGTCATGCGCTCGTCACGGCCCCCGAGCGGCACCGACACATGCGGGAACACGCGCTGGCTGTCGGCCGCTGCCGCCATCTTGTCGAGGATGGCGCGGCGCGCCTCATCGAGCGGAACATTGCGCACAATCAGGTCCTCGGCAAACGACCGCTGCAGGCCGAGCCGGTCGGCAAGGCCGAAGATCGTGGTGACGCGCTCGCGCTCGATCTCCTGGGCGCGCGCGGCAATCGCTTCCGGAGTGGGTGCCGCCGGTTCGGTTGCTCGGCCGGCGGTCGACCGCACCATGGGCGCATCCTCACGCGTTTCGGCAGGCGTCGGCAAACGCGTGCCGGGTTGAGTGCCGGTCGAGTCCGCCTCACCGGCATTCGCCGGCACAGGCGCCGGCCTGACCGTACGCTGCGCGCGGCGAGGGCGCTGCTCGGTCCGCTCCGCCTGCTCATCGAGGATGCCGGGCAGCGCGGCCTCCGCGGCAGCGACAGGGGTATCGCCGCCGGCCGCATTGGCTTCGGGCGCAGCCGCCCTAGTCTCGTGGTCGTTCATCATGGTTCTCCTGGAAAGCGCCGCGTTGTCCCGGGTGACGACGCAGGGCGAAAGATGATCAGTGGAGCGAAAGCCGGCCGCCGGATCGGCCCCGACCGGGACCGCAGAGATTTCGAAGGGAGTCCAGTCCACCGCCCGCCACAACTCCGGGCCGTTCTCCGAGCGGGTCACTTCGTAGCGATGGACTTGGTAGCCGATCGAGACCGCGCGGATGTGTCCGTTGCGGATGTCCTCCCAGATCGGCGCGACGTCCTCGCGCTCACTTAGGCGCACGCGGGCGATGCCGCGTCCGCTCTCGATCCGCGCCGTGCCCGGCACCACAGAGCCGATCACGGATTCGAGTTCGTCGAGGGCATGCACTTTCAGAAGCGGCGCGCCGTTATTGAGACGATCGAGCCGCACGTGGCTCGGTTCCATGCTCAGCTCTTCGTCGAACGGCTCGCCGAAGAACGGCCGGCGGCGCACCCGCGCCCCGGTCGACCACACCACCTCGATCGAGCGGTCCTCATCGTCGAGCGTGGTCGGCAGAAGGTCGGCCGCGCGCGTGAGAGGGGGCAGATTGATGGTGCCGTGCATTATTCACTCCCGGTCAAACAGGCTCATAGCACCAAGCCGCTCTATGCTTGCGGCGCGCGCGCTTCCGCATTAGGTTACATGTAACCAACGGAGATACCGCTATGGCGCTGGCGAGGCGGGGCAAGGCGCGAAAGGCAAAGAGCAGATCATCGCGCGATAAGGTGCAGGCGCATCGGGCGCGGCTGCGGGCGCAAGGCTTGCGGCCGCTGCAAATCTGGGTGCCGGATGTGCGTTCGCCGCGCTTTGCCAGCGAGGCACGGCGGCAGTCGCGGCTTGCCGCGCAAAGCGCCCATGCCCAAGAGGATCAGGCCTTCGTCGACGCCATCTCGATCTTCAAGATTCCATGAACCGCGGCGAGATCTGGACGGTTGCCGGCGGCGATGGTTATGCCGCCAAGCCGCGCCCCGTGGTCATTGTCCAGGATCGGTTGTTCGCGGAGCTTAACTCGATCACGATCTGTCCATTCACCAGCGACCCCATCGACCTGCCGCTGTTTCGGATTCTCGTCGAGCCCAGCACCGGCAATGGTTTGCGGCTTGCGTCGCGGATCATGGTCGACAAGATCACGACGGTTGCAAAATCAAAACTTGGTCGTCGGATCGGTCAGCTCTCGGATCAGGACCTGCTGCGTTTGAACCGCGCAATCGTGGTCTTTCTCGGCTTGGCCACTTGAACTCAAACGCGGCCTCGCGCACGGCGTTAGTCGCTTGCGACGAGACGCAGCGCCGCGCGTCCGATGGCATCGCCGGCGTCCTCGCCCGCAACAGGCTCCGATTGCAGCACGCCGGTCTTGGTCACCTTGCGCGGGTCTGAGTCGAGCACGAGCCCGAGCGCATCGAGCTTGGCGTTCATGGCGGCGATCTCGGCGAGCACGGCATCGGGGTTGTGGCCCTGCCGGGCGATCGCCTGGGCCAGCGTCATGGTGCCCGAGCGCATCGCCAACAGATCGGCCATGGCATCTTTGAGTGGATCGACCGCCTCGAATTTTGGCGGCGACCAGGCAACCGGGATATGCGGCTGCGACAGTTTTCCGGCTACCCAGGCCTGCTCAGTGAACCAGTCCCAGGCCGGCTGGCATAGCATCGGGATGAACAATTGCCACTGCGCCGCATCGATCATGCGGCGGAATTCGACCAGGCCGGCGCGGATCGAGGAGTAGTTGACCTGGGAGAGGTCGCCGGTCAGCAGCTCATAAGGCAGGCGGAAGCCGGCCGCGATGATGTGCAGCTGGGCGCGCAGCCATTCGCCAACGCCCGCGGTCGTGGCCGGCTGGTTGAACTTGATGTCCTTGCCGCCGCGGGCATAGGCGATCAGCCCCGGCTCGAACTGCTCGACCCGGTTGCCGTCGACGTCCACCACCGTAGGCGCAATCCCCTGCTCGGGCTCGTCGGCGCCGAGCACGATGCCGACCACGCAGGCCTCGGTCTTCTTGCGGACGAGCTCGGCCTGGGTCCAGTCGTCGAGATCGCGCAGGCAGCGCATGACCGGGGCGCCCCAGGGCACACCACGCACCTGGGTGCGCTGCTTTTCGTACACATGGGCGACGCCGGCAGCGGGCACTGCCGTGCTGTCGAGACGCCGGCGAAGCGTCGGCACGCTGTCGCCCGGGTGCTGGCCGAACAGCCAATAGGCGCGACGGCGGCCGATCGCATCGAATTCGACGCCCTGGACGATCCGTCCGCCATCCCGTAGCTCGCCATTGCGACTCGCATCGAGCAGATCGGCCTCGACGACCTGCAATTGCAGCGGCACGTCGAGCCCGTCGCCGGCGCGGCGGGGCCTGCGGCGGATCAGCACCTCGCCCGCCTCGATCGTTTCCCGGCAGGCGAGCGTCTGCAGCCCATAGAAATCGAGCTGGCCGTCGGCGTCGCACTCGGCCGCCCAGGCCTCCCACAGCGTGTCGGCCTTCTTGTCGAGCGTCTCGTTGCCCGAGGCCGCCCGCGGCATGATGCCGGCGCCGACGATGTTGTTGACCAGCACCGAGACCGCCTTGGCGGCATGCGGATTGTTGCGGGTAAGATCCCGCATACGGTCGCGCAACAGCGCGCCGGCGGTGGCAATCTCGGTATCGGCCGAGGTGCCGGGTGCCCGCCAGCCGTCGGTGCGCCGGCCGCGGGCTGCGCCGTCATAGCCGCGCGTGAGCGCCGCAAAGCTGCGCCGCGCGAGCAGGCGGCGCACCGCGGCGCGCGGCGCCACCGCCCCGATCGCACGGTCGAGCCAATTGGGGCCAGCCATCAGCGGTCCCCGCGCGAAAACGAGGCCAAGCCCGCGACCGGCGGACGCGCCGGCGTCGCCATCTCGCGCTCGATGGTGCGGATGCGCTTCAAGAGATCGTCGGCCGAGCCGTACTCCACCGTGCGGCCGTCATAGCTCACGCGCAGGGTGCCGGCGGCGAAGGCGCGACGGAGCGCATCGAGCTCGCTTTGCGTATAGCTCACTTGAGCCATCCCTTGTTGACGCCGAGCCAGTCGGAGCGGCGCTTGCCGGCAACGACCGGAACCGGCGACAGCACGCCCGCGGTTGCGCCGGCCGTATCACGCGTCACGGACACGGCGTTGTCGCCGGCTTGTACGGATGTCTTCGCAGGATCGCACGGTCGTACCTGCTCCTCGAGGTCGCGCCACTTGGCTTCGGACCAACGATCGGCACCGGCAATCCACGCGACGGCGCGGGCATACACGCGAGCATCGAGCGCTTCGTTGCGCTCGCGCAGCTTGCGCCATTCGAGCTTGGCAAAGCCACGCTGACCGCGGGTTGTGACCAACTGCTCGGCGGTGAGCTGCTTGATCCACTCCGCGGTCGTGCCGAGTGGAAGATGAATGTACCCGGCGGGAAACCGCGTGCCGGCGGCGAGCTCCTCGTCAGTCGGCCGCTCCAGCCGGAGATACCGATAGGTCTCCGACTTGAACACGGCGACCGACACCTTCCACACCGCGGCGCCGCGGCGCAGCCGTCGCCCGGCTTCGTTTACGTCGACCGCGGTCGGGCCATCAACCGGGGTGGTGCGATCGAAACCGTCGATG